AAACGTATAGCTGTATCTGATTTAATTAACTCTTGAAGAGTAAAATTTTGTGAAAGGTTCATAATTATTATTCTAATATTAACTTCTTAATTGAAAAAGATCCATCTATATTTTTTTCGAGCTCTGCCATTTGCTTCAGGCACTGATACTTTACGTGGGATTTAGCATCACGTCTAGCTGTACGTGCTCCTTTGAGACATTCAGACATCGAAGACTGAATACGTGCTTCCTTAATTTCTCCGTGTACAATCATAAGTAAAGCTACCACTAACTCAGTCATTAATGTGCTCCATTACCATTTGCTCTTACTTTATCTTTTAATATTTCAACATCAATTGCTAACTTTTCAGTTTGTTTTTGTATAAATTGTATGTTTACTTTGTTGTGCATCATGTCCTCGATTCTCGTTTCTATCTGCTCGACACTTTTATAAAGATCTTCCAATAAAAAATGTTGCTCCTGATCTGTAGGAACTTGTTCAGATTTTTTAAGTAAATCATTTTCAAATAATTCTCTTGATGTCTCTAACGATACTAACCTCGCAGTTAGCTCTGTGTATGCGAACACGCCCATTGCAACTAGAATTATCAAAGAGGCTACGGTCTTCATCGGCATCTGTACTCTTGCCTCTTCTCCGATATCTAAAGGTTTATTGGACACTTGGTCCCCCACAAAGAGCTAATATGACTAGCATTAATATCAATAAACCTGTCGCATAATAGTTCATTCTTTGATACCCCATAATTATTTCTTTTTATTTTTCCTGTTAAATATATTATCTATCTTATTAAATAACTTGTCTAGTAGCCCAAAAAAATTATATATAAACCTATCAATCATTTTTATTACCATCGTTTTCAAATGATAAATCGTGTGCATATTCCTTATAATTTAAATAAGTTCTTTTGTTTTTTTCTTCCTCTTCATACATTTTTTTCTCTTCTTCAAAACCCTCTCTAAGTAACTCAGATGTTGTTTTTTCTTTCATTTCGTAAAACATTTTGTCACTATCTTCTGTAACCATATTTGAATCTTCTGCATCCCAGTATGTAGTTTGAACTTTGTAGTCAGGCCAACTGTCATCAGTAGTGTAACTATTAACATGCCACAAAATACGATTATTAGGCTGAGCTGCATAATTACCGTTAGTAAGCTCCAATATATGTGCACACTTATGTTCCTGAGGAATTTCAGAATGCTCTGTGTCCAAAATATTAGTTTCTGGATGAGCCCAATCAATAGTAAATAAATATTTTCCATGGTAAAATTTTTTGTCTAAACCTAAAAATTTACCTTTTAAACCAGCCAACCAATCAAAACAAGTAACACTAGGGTAGTAACTAAAACAGTTCCACAGTTCCAACTCGTGCGTCTGCATATTCGGCACAGTGGCTCTATCATGTGATTTTTGGAAAAACGCTGAGATAGGCAAGCGCCAAAAGCATGCACCATTTGGTAACATGATGTTAAATAAGATTGCACGTCCCGATATGGATGTGATACTGAAGACCACACACTCTTCACTTTCTCCTTGATGTTTTTTAAGATCATATAAATACTCCTTTTTTACTTTACAATATATAGGTGGTATATTAGCATTTAGGTAAGACATAGTCTAACACTTCCATCTACGTCTAGCCTGTCTTAATCTTGAATTAGGGTCTTTTGCAGCTTTAGGAAACTTTTTCATTTGTCCTGCGCTTCTTGCACAATATGATTTTCTCCGAGCTGCTCTTTTCTTACCTGGTTTATCTTCTGTGACTGCAGTTTTTAATTTACTTCCAGGATTTTTTCTTCTGTAAGCCATGACTCCAGCTTGAGTCATTCCCGCTCCACTTTTTGTAGAACGGAAATTCTTTTTATTTCTAGGTGGCATGCCACCTTTTTTTAATTCGATTATATCAGCGTAATAATCTAAATCCATTTTAAGTAAATGAAATAGTTACACCTGCAGTTCCAGCAATAGTCGCATGAATACCATCTGCGAAAAAAATACCATTACCTGGTAAGTACATATCTAAACCTTCAGTTCCAAAAAGATAAGTTGCAATAACATCTCCTGTAGCGCCACCAGATCTAAATATAATTGAACCACTAGCATTTCCTTTTGCTTGAATAGAAGTTAATCTTGTTCTATTTGTTTTACCTGTTCCACCTACTGCTACCATTTGAGCTGTACCAGTTGCGTGTGCAACCGACTGATCCGATGAAAAACTTGATCCACCCATAATTTTCTCCTTTAATTTGTGGCTCCCGAAGGAGCCACTAGTTTATTATTACGTGTCGCTAAACGGTGTAACGATAGTTCCTGATCCAAGCAACATTGAGCTATGAACCAAATAGTTAGCTGCTTCAATAGCAGTCACTGAAACTATAGATCCAATGATACCACCTTGAGTAGTTCCATTCATAGTAAGAACATCATTAGATGCTCCTGGAAAGAAAGCTTTTTTAGCTCCATCATCTACAGCAACCATAGCTGCACCTGTGAACTTATCAGTTCCATCAGTTACGATTTGAACATCAGTTGCAGTTGTGTCTACGTAAAAAGTAAAAGTTGCACCAATATTATTTGCATTATTTAAATCACTTCCTGGTCCTGCCACTGCTGAATCAGCTGTTGCAACAATTGAAGGTAAAGTGAAAATACCATCTGCATCTTGTGTTAAAAGGATTCTTCCTGCGTGAGCATTTACAGTTAACGATGTGTTAGCTGTTAGTGCTACAGTTGATCCTGGTCCAGTACCTATAAAGCCATTTTTAGAAATGACTGGTCCTGAAAAAGTTGTGTTTGCCATAATAGTTTTCTCCTGTATAGCGGTTAAATTTTGTAGTCTCTATACCGTCTGCCTAGCCAGTCTACAAAATTATATTTTCTAGGTCTTTTTATTATATTATACTTATTAGTTTAGGTAAATACTACTTGAATTATTAAGCTTTTAATTCATTAAAATTAAGACTCATTCCAAATTTTGAAATAGTATCTGTATTTTTTTTACATCCATGACTTAAAAATGAACTAAAAATACAAAAAGCACCTTTTTGTGGTTTACATTTTTGTTCAATATCTTTAAATTCTAAATTTTGTTCACAATCATTTAAATATACTACTGCCGACCATAATGCTTCATGGTGATCATGAAATATTGTTTTTTCTCTAGGTCTTAGCTCAAATCCCCAAGCATCTCGAAGACTATAGCTTATTTGTTTATAGTTTTCGTCAACATAATCCATAAGGGGATGAGCAATTTCTTTTATAAATTTTTCATCATTTACAAAAAAATTATAAGGAGTCATTAGTCCTAATATATTAGTGACATAATTGTTATTATCTTTTGAAGAGCAACTTTCCTTAATTTTTTCAATAAAATATTGACAGTCTATGTCTAAAATGCCTTTAATAAAAAAATATTCTTTTTCTACCTTACGATTAATTTCTTTATTAATAATCATAATTATAATTAACATAAAAAAAAGGGCAGTGCAAAGTTAATGCACCGCCCTTAATATAATCTTTAAAGACTATTAACTAGTTGGTAAGTTTCCGTTACCAAAGATTGCTCTAGGATCTGAGAATCCAAAAGAGTATCTTTCTCTAGCTTTAAATCTTACGTTACCAGTATCGAAGTCACCTTCAATCGCAGTTTTGATTGGTGATCTAACGAAATGTTTCATTCCATTAGGTACATCAGTCATTAGGAAGAACGAGTCAGTATCAGTTAAGAAATTATTAACTGAGTATCCTTCTGGTACCATCCCCATTGAAGCGATTGCGTTGATATCGTTATCAGCTGTTCCAACTCTTTGAGGAGTTTTCATCAATCTCTCAGCAGTAAATTGTAATTCTTTTGGAATTATCATCTTTCTACCTTGAGTAGCGATTCTTAGACCTCTTTCGTCTACGAATCCAGCGATGTCGATTAACGACTGCTCTAGTGAAGTTTCGTTAAGATCTGCAGCTACAGTAAGTCTATTCGAGAATGTACCGCCTGTTGCTAGTGGGTGAGAAGCCGAAATTAACGGTACACCGTCACCACCAGTTACAGCATTGAATTGTGCTTGGTTAAGCACGTTTGCAGCTTTAACTTGCTTCGTGTTTGACATAGATCTTGCAAGAGCTCTTGTGTATCTTGCAGCTAATCTGTCATACAGGTTGTCTTCGATTGCTTCTTCAGTGATCGAAAATGCTAAAGCGATTGTTTCGTGGTTGTATCTAGCAGTGAAAGTTTCACCAGCTGTATCAAACACAACTCCAGCACCCTCTTGTTTAGTTGGTGCAGAAGCGAAACCGCTTAACATTACTTCTTCTTCAAAAGCTCTGTCAGATGTTTCAGTTACGAAAATTTCAGCATGCTGATTTTCGTATCTATTATATTCCAGGCCGAATAAAGCATTCAAACCTGGCTCTAGTTCTTTAACTAGTTGGGATCGTGATATTGCCATAGTATGTCTCCTTTATTACGCTATACCTGTGCCACTTCTATAGAAGTGATTGTTGATTCTAACAAGAATGTTCGCATTAGCTGAACCTGTGTCAGAGTTTTCTGGGTCTTGCGAAATATCAATCGCTTGAATAGCGAATGTAGTTGCAGTTCCTGAAACACTAACATCAAGTTGTTGTTTTGATATTCCTGTTTGTGTTACACCTGTTGTGTTAGTAACAGAGTAGTTCTTGTACAGATCGGCTCTAGTAAAAGCTTCGTCAGCATCAACTAAAAATACTGCATCTGGATCATCAACAACAAATGCTGTGATGTCAGAAGCAGCAATACCACCTGGGTAGTAGTTGCTGTAAGTCGGCTTTTGAGTAGTTGGGTCTGTGTAAAAACATCCGTTAAAAACACCCACAACAGCGTCCGAAGTGTTCGGGCCGTGTCTCTGAATATTTCCAGTGCCTAATGGTTCAACCATTTCGCCTTGGAAAATTGCAGAAGCATAACCTGAAGCAATCGTATATCTGTTTTGGGCTCCAACAAGAGGTGTTCCATCTAGTTTTCTGTAAGGTCTTAGACCAAACTTTTCTACTTGATTTGACATATTTGTTTTCTCCGTTTTAACAGTTTATTTTAATAACCCGGTAGGTATTGCAAAAATATTATTTTTTACGACTACCACCAAAGGTCACTCTTGACTGTCTATCAATATTGATAGGCATGTCAGGGTGCTGTTCCTTCATAAGATCATTGTCTACCGCGTTCATTCTGTCTTGAGTAAGTTTTTTAAAATACTCAGCACGTGAAACCAATATCTCTTCTGGTATCCTTGCCAGCACAAGGCCTCCAATTCCTATACACCCCTCGTATTTGCCTTCGGTATAGAAAGGATATTTATTAGTGCCGATCTCATCTTTGACTTGTTCGACTGTAACAAAATCCCATCCTTCCCTTAATTTTTTAGATACATTAGCTGTATCTTCAAAACCTTGAACGGTAGTACGGATCCATCTGTGGGCGTAACCGTTCGGTGCGGGTGGTGCATCCAAACTGGATGGTGGAGTCCAAGCTTTTGGAGCTTCTTTCGTTGCTTTATTCTCTGACTCCCGTGAAGTTCTCTTAATTGTACTCATACTATTTATCCTCCTTCACGTATCTAGCATATTCCTCTAGTGGCACATTTAATCTTTTAGCAATCGCTACCTGTGACTTTGTGAGTTTCACAGTTCTGCGTCCTTGTTGACTACGACCAGCCGAGGCAACCGTTTGGACGGGTTTGGGTGTCTCTTTTTTAGGCTCGTCATTAGTGTTAC